ACGATCAATGGAGTTGGCATGGATGTCAAGTAAAGAAAGGAGCTAAAGCAGTTAAGCTTACAGTATACAAAGGCAAAGATGAGGACGGTCGTCCCAAGTTTGGTAAGTATATTGCATTCAATATCGAGCAAGTCGATGGAGATATCAGTAAGTTTAGTGGCTTCGATAAGATTGATATCAATAAAGATGAGAGGTCAGCTGAGGCTGATGATCTAATTGATAAGTTGGGTGCAATTGTTAAGCCTGGAGTTGGCGCTTGTTATATACCTAGTCAGGATGTAATCAGGATGCCATACTTTGGACAGTTTGATTCAGCAGCACACTACTACAGTACTATGATGCATGAACAGGGTCATCGTACCGGTCATGAATCTAGATTGGATCGCAATCTTAAAGGGAAGTTTGGCGATAAGAAGTACGCTATGGAAGAACTCATAGCTGAGCTTACATCGTGCTTTATGTGTGTAGAAATGGGTGTTATATCAGCACCTAGAAAAGACCACGCTAAGTATTTAAACAGCTGGATACAGCTACTCTCTGATGATAAGAGAGCGTTTAATATGGCAGTAGGTAAAGCACAACAAGCAACAAACTATATGTTAAACATTATGGGTCTTGAGATCCAGGAGGTGGCGTAATGTCAGACACAAGAGATATATGGACAAAGGACATAGAGAAATTCTTAGTTGGTAAAAAGATAACTCATGTTCGTTATATGTCTAAGTCAGAGATGAAAGATACAGGATGGTACAAAAATTCTATCATGATATTTTTTGATGATGGCTCATGGATTAATCCAATGCAAGATGATGAGGGTAATGATGGTGGAGCTATAGCTACATCAAGTGAAACATTACCAATCATACCAGTCATGGGACAGGAGGATTAAATGGAAATAAAAATAAATGTAGAACTATCGACAGCTGATGGTACTTATCACTTTGATATATTCGTTAATGATGAACATTATGATGGCGGTATTGTAGAAGTGGACAGTTATACAAAAGCTGTGCGATGGATAACAAATAATATGTTAAATCATGTAAGTACGTTAAATCATATTAAGGAGGTATGCAATGAGTAAACAAAAATACCATAGAATATCATTAGATAAATGTGAGTATGTCGGTGGTGACGGTGTCGAATACGAGTATTATCTAGATAAGTATAGTGGGTTGACTTACAAAGTACCCATCTATATACATAGATATAACACTAAAGCAGAACTAATGGTCGTTGATGATGGTCAAATAGACTTTGATAAGGAGGTGTTCTGATGTCATGGAAGTCAATTAAAGGTGCAACATCAGCTTATACTTGTAACATTTCTATCGAACATAAGATAACGTTAGAATGTAGACAAGTAAGACTAGCTGATGATAATAAAACTAAGATGTGGCAGATAACAGTTAATGGAGCAGCAATAGCACGAGGTAAAAAGATAATTGCTAGCGATGTTAACAAAGAGAAAGCTAAAGAGAAAGCTCATACTTGGCTTGAAGAAAAGCTAACTGACAATCTCTGGGCTGACCTTTTACCTGTCACATCTAGACAAGAACAACTAAAACAAGTAAGGAGAAATAACAATGGGCAAAGTGAAACAACTGTTCTTCGATACGAAAACAAAGGAGGAGTTAGAAGAGATGGAAACTAAAGACAACATAATGGAAGCAACTGCTGAATTTAATAAAAGGCAAGACCTATATGATAGACAGCTATCATTTGCAGTCAACTTTATTAGATTCAACAAAAACAATCCTAAAGTATTTCATAAGATTGTAGAGTTAGCTGATCGCCAAAGGCAGATTAGAAATCACTACAGTATAGAAATCATTATGAATGTAGTTAGATATCATACGGACTTGGATGGAAAAGGAGATCCATTCAAGGTTAACAATAACTATAAAGCTTATTACGCTAGGATGTATATGGAATATCGTAAGTGTCCAGGCTTCTTTGAAACTAGAAGTCCGAGCTTAGCAGATGACTATGATTATACTTCAGATATAAGTTACTACGAGGACTGGTTGAATGAGCAAGAAACAAATAAGTGAGGATTGGGTACCAAGTCATGCGACATTAGATCGCATGACTAAACTCTTTCCAGGAGTAAATATACAATATGAGCAAGAAAAGTTCGTTGACTATTACCTCAGCAATGGAGGTGTATCAGCAAATTGGGAAGCAGCTTTCCGAAACTGGATTAGGCGTGCCGATGAGTACCAAAGATCAAGAGGAGTTAGAGAGTCAGGACATACTGAAACAAATACCTCTAATGTTTCAAATAGACGGAAGCGTATTCTTAGAGTTGCGAAGTCAGGAGATTCGACAGTCAATGGGAGTGTCAAACGACTTCCCACTAAACAAAGGGATTGATGACGTTGCACTCGATATGTGTCAGAAGTATGTAGTTCAAATGGAACCTTGCAAAAGAGAGGACATAGCAATAGCACTTGAAACTATTGCCTCCACCTTTCAATGCAAAGTTCCAGATGACTTTGGCTTAACCCAATACTTCAATCTATTAGAGCAGTACCCTAGGTTTTGTATAGAGAATGCAACACATACGTTGCTTACTACCTATACATATCCTAGGTTGCCACTGCCTAAAGACTTTATTGATATATGTCAGCCGATGTATATCGAACATAGAGACTGGTTGATAAAAACATCTAGAAGATTTTATCAATTAGAAGTTTGGAAACAAATGGGAGGTAAAGTAGTAAACAAATACCTACCAGATGTAGAAGAAACATAGTATAATAATAGGAAATAAGGAGACAAAAATGAATAGAAACATAGACGACGAAGGTAACTATTGTCTAGGCGGATCAGATGCTAATAGGCTGATGCGAGGAGAATGGTTAGATTTGTATAAAGAAATCAAAGATAAGAAACCAAGAGATGACTTATCAAAAGTATTGCAAGTACAAATAGGTATAGCTACTGAGAAAGTTAATCTTGATTTCTTACAGTATGAAATAGAACAGGAGGTATTTAGAGATATAACTGTTGATCCAGATGATAAAAACAAATGGATGAGGTCATCATTAGATGGTATGACAGATGAAACTCACACACCTTGTGAAGCTAAACATACATATCAAGATAACAGAATGGAAGTGTTAGCAGAAAACTACTACCCTCAATTGCAACATTACATGATACATACACAAAAAGATTCAATGTATTTGTCAGCAATCTTTGGTAATAGAAGATTTGAATACACTCTCATTGAAGCTGATTATACTTATCAAAAGAAATTATTAGCAGTAGAGGAATGGTTTATTGAACATCTCAATGAGAACAAAGAACCTAAAGCATATAGAGACTTACCTACTGTTGATAAAAAAGATATCAAACTAGATGGTATGAAACAATACGATATGAAAGATAACAGCAAATGGAAAGACTTTGTTAAACAATATAAAACAGTCAAACCATATGCTGATGAGTACGAGAATTGTAAGAAAGCAATCAAAGGTTTAGTACCGGATGATTGCTATCGAGCAAGTGGGGACGGTGTCGTGGTGACTCGTAACCGAAGAAACATACTAACCATTAAGGAGGAAAGTAATGGAAAGTAACTATACACAAAGTCTGATTAAGAAATTTAAAGAGGACTATAAACTAGATGCCTCTGATTTTTGGTTGCATAAGCAAAGCAAGAATTGGATCATCAAACACAACGCTCTTGAGAAAGTAGCAGCTCAAGAAAATATTATGTGGAAACTAGAAGTATTAAACTTTAATCCAGATATCGTTGTGAAATGTATTGCTACTAGTGGAGAAAGGGTTATAGAATCACTAGGCGAAGCGTCACCTAAGAATACTATAATCAATCATCCATATGCAATGGCAGAGAAGAGAGCAGTAGATAGATGTATCTTGAAACTACTCAACGCTCACGCTTACATCTACTCAGAAGCTGAGTCAGATGACTTTAGAGAACCAGTAGGTAACAAGGTTAAGTTAGCTGCTAATAATAAAATTGATAATATCAAAGGAGATATAGAAGATGAGTAAAGATAAAGTAACAAACATAGACAAAACACCTAATGATTTTGTTAAAGAAAAAGCAGAACAAGAATGGCTTAATGATCCAAACCATCAAGACTATGAGTTCACTAATCCTATAACAAATGAAAAAGAATCTGAACCAAGATTTTTAGTTAGAGGTAGATTAGCACAATGGACACATTACATTGTTGATGAATTAAATCGTTTAAATAATGTATATGCTAAGTGTAAAGTAATTATGAACGCTATAGATGAACAAGTAGCTAAAGAAAAGGAGTCTAACAATGGCTAATGACTTAAACAAAATCTGTTTAATAGGGAGGCTTGGCAAGGATGCCGAGCTTCTCACGTCAAACAGAGGCACACAATACATGAAGTTTACTATGGCTACCAACAGAAATGTAGTCC